TTTGAACGCAACAAACGACTAGGTAAAAGAGCTTTAGAGCAATTAAGATTAGAACGTAAAGAGAAAGGTATAGGAGGAAGAACTCCTCTAAAGCAAAAAATAATCACAGAATCAGATTGGGAAGATTATTACGGGTCTCATAAGGAAATACTTAAATACGTAAAAGAAGGTTCTCCTTTAGATTTTGAACGCACTATCCTATGTTATGTACCTAATAAGAAGCTTTTAACATATTTTGAATGTAAATACCTATTTATAAACGAAGTACTGGAGAACAGAGACAATTATATAAACGATAACGTCTTAGGTAAATTCTACAGAAAAGATTTTGATATATGAAATTAAGAGATATACTACTAAAAGAAAATAATGAATCTTGCCCAGCAGCAACACAGGATTTAATATTAAACACAAAAAATAGAGATGCTTCCATTAAAGCTACTCATATACAATACGGACCACTAAACGTTAAAGAACCAGGTGCTTATTGGAAAGATATTGCAAAATACTGGAACACAACTGAAGAAGCAGCAAAAGGGACTAACTGCAGCAATTGTGTAGCATTTGATATTTCTCCAAGGATGGAAGAATGTATGCCTGGAGTTACCTCTGACGAAGACGGTAAATTAGGTTACTGCTGGATGCACCATTTTAAATGCCACTCAGCTAGAAGCTGCAGAACTTGGGCTAAAGGAGGTCCGATAGAAAAAGATTCTATCTCCAACGACTGGCAAGAACGTAACGATAATAAGTAAATTATGATTAAACTAAAAGACATAATGGGATACCCATCTCTACAGTACCATATTCATAAAGGACTCTCTTTACACGAACATGTCTACCGTTATTCTAGTGAAAGCTTTATAAGTTTATTTGCAGAAGCAAGAGAAGCTCTTAGAAACGAAGCTATCGAGTTAGATGAAGTGGACAGACAGCTCTTAGAAACAACAGACATAGGAGAATATGGAGAATATAATGGACTTAAAGTACCTTTAGACTTACCAATGGTATCTTCTAATTACAATCCTTTGTTTGAAATAGGCAATGTTATTGATGAAATGATCGAAAATGAAGACCTAATCGATGAAGCAGCTTCTATAGATGAAATGATAGACTTTGATATGATCAAAGAACTGGTAGAGTCAATAGGAGGTAACATAAACATGGATAGATTAAGAAAAGCAGTCACACTCCAAAATGAAAACTTTGACTATAATGGGTTTGAAATGCTAAAAGCATCAGTAGATTATATCCCAGAAGCAGAATACAAAGGAAAAAAAGTAGCTTTAAATAAACCTAAAAGAGGTGGAAGCAAGAAATTTTACGTTTACGTTAAATCAAAAAAAGGAAATGTTAAGAAGGTATCTTTTGGAGATACTGGGCTTTCTGTTAAGTTTAAAAAGAAAGGCGCAAGAGCATCATTCGCAGCACGACATAAATGTGCAACTAAGAAAGATAAAACTAAAGCAGGTTATTGGTCTTGTAATATAGGTAGATACTGGAAGAGTTTAGGAGGAAGTGCAAACTTCTCTGGATACTGGTAAAAAGAAGCTAAAACATGGGAGTAAATTCGAATAGCATAAGTAATTTTGCAATGAGTGAAATAAAAGCATTCTCTGCATCTGCTGATCAAATAGAGACAAGTGCAAATACTTCTCTTAAAGACACATTCTTATACCATTATGCACCAGCATTAACTGGCACTAATACAAAGTTTAGCTCAGCTAACTCCATCAGTCATAGGTACCTCGCTCTTCAAGCATCTCACTGCAAAGTTACTGTTACTTACCCAACCGCAGGTGCAGTCGGAGGATGGCTATGGAAATCTTCTGATGGAAATGGTTATGCTAATTCACCTAACCAAAAGTTAAACATAACTCACGCTGACCATATAACTAACGGTAGGACTTTATACCTTAGAGCAACTAGTTATGTAGCTTATACCTACATATCCCTTTCAATCACACCGGATTACGGATATTCAATGAATTCTTATGCTTGGTATTCTGATGTAGGTAACCAAGTTTTTGTAACAGCAGTTAATACAACATCAACATCACTAACATTATACTCTTCTACACATGCAGAAACGACTAAAAAATACTTAAAGTTTTTTGCCACCTAATGAATCGACCTTATACAGAAAATAAAGAAGGAGACTATACTGTAAGAAAATTTTCAAAAAATACTTCTACTTTTGAATTTGTATGGCATAGAGACAAAGAAGATAGGTACGTACAAACAACTCATCAAACAGATTGGGCTTTTCAACTAGATAATAAAATTCCACAGAGATTATCAGAAAAGAAACTATTTATACCTAAAGAGACCTATCACCGATTAATTAAAGGTACAGGAGATTTAGAGGTTAAAATTTATAAATTATAATATGAAACTTAGTAAAATAGTATTCGAAGGATTTAGAAAAAGCGTAAGTATTGTGAACGGAGAGAAATACTCTGTTGAATGGTTAGGCACTGCTGATACCTTTGATGATTTTAAAAAAGCTATTGAACTAATGCCTGATACTATAAAAAGTATATCGTTCCCTATCAATACAGCTCTTTTCCCTACTAGCAACGACAGTAGGAAAATCAAACCAGAAGGTTCATGGAAGAGCGATGTAATTAACTCTGTCGGTAAAGTTATTGACCAACATAAAGAAGAAAACAGTGAGTTAGAGGGCATTAGGGTTAATTCATATTACTCTATAGGACCTAAAGGAGCAGAAAATCATCCAATTTATATTTCAATAGATACCAAAAAATCTAGAGACTTCGGTAAAAAAATGTCTCGAGGAGACTATGGTTCATTAGATTAGCAATATGAGATTATCAAACGTAATATTAGGAGAAATTTTATACTACGATCCAGCATTTGAAAAAGTTACAGACCAACTTAGGGATAAAGGAGCAAAATACTTAGGTTCAGGAGACTATGGTTCAGCATACCTTTTAAATGGTAGAGTTTATAAAGCAACCACAGACGAAATCGAATTAGAACATGCATTAATATTAAAAGGTAAAAAAACTAACAACTTTGCTAGAATCTACGATGTAGAGTTAATTAACGATAAGTTAGGGATTATTCAAATGGAGGTTTTAGGAGAGTTCAAAGGAGAAATACCTGAAGAGTGGATTGAAGCAGTAGAAAAAGAAGCTTCTAGATTAGGCATAAACCCTCAAGAACTAGATATTAGACCATCAAATATTATGGTAAATCAAAAAAGACATTTAAAATTAGTTGATATTTAGAATTATTCTTCTTATATTATAAGATAATAGTTACGGACGACTACATGGATTATACTTTTTTACTAGGTTCTCTTGAGAACTTACTTGGCAAATCTCATAAAAGAGCTAGAGACAATCATGCTTTTCATTGTCCTTTTTGTAATCATAGAAAGCCAAAGCTTGAGATAAATATGGCTACTAACGAAGAAGGAAAGAACTTCTGGGAATGTTGGGTATGTCAAACTAAAGGTCGTACAATTCGCTCACTACTCAAACAACTTAATACACCAAAAGATACTGCAGTAGATATATTAAAATATGTACCAAGAGGGTCCCATATTGAATATAAGCAGCTATCTATAATAGAACTACCGAAAGAATATCAACCACTTTATTCCGCTTCGACTACCTCAGTGGTAGCTAACTTAGTAAGAAAGTATTTATATGAAAGAGGACTTACCGACAATGATTTTATTAAATACAGTATTGGGTACTGCACAACTGGAGACTATGGAGGACGAGTTATATTTCCAAGTTATACTGAATCCGGTACACTCAACTATTTTGTTGCAAGAAGCTATGATGGAAATTTCTTTAAGTACAAAAATCCTGAAACTAGCAAAGACATAATTTTCTACGAAAATCTAATCAATTGGAATGCTCCTATAATATTGTGTGAAGGAGTTTTTGATGCAATCGCAATAAAACGAAACGCAATACCTATTCTAGGAAAAAGCTTATCGTTATCTCTATATAAAAAAATATTAACAAGTAAACTAACTGACATCTATATCGCACTAGATACCGATGCTCAAACCGCTGCTTTAAACATTGCTGAAAAACTAACATCAGCAGGCTTTAAGGTATATTTAGTAGAACTACCTGATAAAGATCCTTCTGAGATGGGGTTTAAAAACTTTACCAAGTTAGTTCAAAACGCAACAGAATTAGACTTTTCTAAGATAATGTTGCAAAAATTAAACCTATGATAAAACAAGGAATGAACATTCTAGAACAGAATGAAAAGAAACGACTAGACTTTAACCCACAGTTAAAGCAAATTAACTTTTTAGACCGCAGAGTCTATAAGAGAGGCGAAGGAGTATACTACCCGTCCGTAACAACTATACTTCAGTATATGCCCAAGAATAAATTCTTCGAAACATGGATGAAGGATGTTGGGCATAACGCCGATCTTATAATGCGTAAAGCAGGTAAGCAAGGAACTCAAGTACATGAAGCTTGTGAGAAACTAATACTAGGAGAAGAAATATCCTGGATGGATGATTACGGAAACGCTAAATACTCTCAAATAGTATGGGAAATGATTTTAAAGTTTCACGAATTCTGGAACACCCATAAGCCGGAACTAATATCTGCTGAAGAATTTGTATGGTCTGATGAACACCGTTATGCTGGTACAGCTGATATAGTTTGTAAAATGAATGGAGAAGTATGGTTGATAGACATTAAAACTTCTAATAGCATACACAAATCATACGACTTACAGTTAGCTTCCTACGCTAAAGCATTAGAAGAATCTAAAGGAGTGACTATAGAAAGAACGGGAGTTCTATGGTTAAAAGCACATTCAAGAGGACCGAGTAAACAAAAGAAAGTCATACAGGGAAAAGGTTGGAAGCTTCTACCTATAGACGATATAGACCAGAACTTTGATTTATTTAAAATGATATATAAGCTATATAGTTTAGAGCATCCTGTAGTTGAACCTATTTATAATAGTTACCCTACAACGTTAAAATTATAATATATGAAAAAATCAATAAATTCCGTTTTTAAATCATACTTACTCTGCGTTATAGCAATACTGCTTACATCATGTTCAGCTGTTCAATTAAAATATTCTACTATCAATCATGACCCGATATATGATAACAATGGTAAAGAAGTTAAAATTAACACTATTAATAATGAATATGAACTAGCAAGGAAGTTCAGAACCGACGATACATTTAGATGGAATTTTGCTCAATATGCAATGAATCAGAATATGAGATGGCATTATGATTTCTACTGGAATAATAGAATGTTTAGAAGAAGTGTATTTAGTTCACCGTTTAATTACTATTGGAACTCTCAACAGTATTGGTGGAATTGGGCAAGTAATTCTCCTTTCAATATGAGATACAATCATTGGGACCCGTTTGGGTTTAACAACTATGGTTGGGGTAGTAGGTATTATGGATATGGATATAGTTGGAATAACTATTATGGGTGGAATGGATATAGCTCACCTTGGAACAATTGGGGATATAGACAGAGAATGAACGATTATGCATGGAGAAATAGAAATAGAACAAATACAGCTTATGTAGTTGGTAGAAGAAGTTCAAACAATGTTGTAGTTGGTAATAGAACTAATATAGAAAATAGAATTATTGTTAATAGAAAC